AACCGCCAAAAAGGAAAAAGACAAAAAGCCTGCGACAACAAAAAAGACAGAAGCACCAGCTAAAAAAGTTACAGAAACCAAGAAAGATGTCCAGAAAACAAAGGATGATTCCAAGGTTTCTGAAAAGCCAGTGAAAAAAGATGCTGCTTCTAAGCAGCGGAAAGCTGAAAAAACAAGTACCAAAAGCAGCGAACTGTCTGGCCAGATGTCATTGTTTGATCTTCTGTAGGAGGCTGTCGCATGGAAAAGAGAAAATTAGCAAAGATTCCGAGAGAGGAAGCCTCTGATGAAATGGTCAGGTTTGCGGAAAGAGCTGCAGGCACACATATCGTAACGACCAAAGATATAGAAAAAGATCTGTTGATGGTAACATTCTATCCAATCAGAAAATTGAAGAAAGGAAAAAAAGACGCTCAGTTAAGAACGTTTTTTTCCAAGAATGATTACATATCACAGGATCTGACTGTTGAAAAAGTGAAATGGCTGACTGCAGCTTATGACAGAATGTATGATATCAGCCTTTATGAACATCATTGGGATTACAAAGAAAGCACAGGCAGATGGACGCCGAATATGTTCTTCTGGACGGATGCAGACATTGATCGTATGCGTAGTTTTTTCAAGGAATGGAGCACTGAGAAAGATGTAAAAGACTGGACAGCAGTGGAGCGTTTTCAGAATATGGTCAGACAAAAACGTCTTGATGAAAGACATGCCAAGGAGACAAATCCTATTGATTCAGTCATGGAAACGGTCAAGGAAATTCCGGAAGACTTCAAGAAATGGGTATCAGAAAAGGCGATGTCGTTCAGCAGATATCTTATCTACTCAGCAAGGTCAAAGAATGAGGCTCTGGTGCGTTGCACCCATTGCAATGAGGTTACATTGGTGGACAGAACGAAAATTCGATTGAGAAATAATGAAAAAGGGATATGTCCTCTTTGCGGGAGCCCGGTCACTATCAAGGCCAGAGGCAGGATGCCGATGCATATATGGGACGAAAGGATAGTTTCATTCATTGAGCCAAGAGAAGAGGGATTTCTGTGGCGATATTTTACGGCACATAGAGAAGTAAAGCCGGATGGAAAGATAAATGATGGATTATTCGAGATTGTAAGGACATTTTACAAATTTGCACCGAACGGAACACCATGCACCAGCAGTTATGAATACAGAGAGTATAAACAGACTGGTATTGTACGGTGGTGCACAGATGAAGGATACAGAGCAAGTTTATACTGCACCTTATATCCCGGAAACCTGCCGGAAGCATGGAAAGATACTCCGATGAAATACTCGGCGCTGGAAATTTTGGCGGAGAATAGACCGAGTGAACAGATACATTATGCAAAGGCAATCAACAGATACAGGGAGTTTCCGCAGCTTGAATGGTTTATAAAAATGGGATTGTATAAACTGGCCGCGCATCTAATCAATGAGTATCACGATGGTGCCTTTGGATATGAAAGCCGGAATGGGGTCAGGGGACTTAGAAAAAATGGAAAAACAATATTTGGAATCCTTGGCCTTACAAAGGAGAACACACGAGTACTGCAGTCTATTGATGGAAATATCGACGAGCTGAGATTATTGCAGGAAGCACAAAGTTCTGGATACAACCTGAAAGCGGAAGAATTGGAACGGTTCTATAAACTCTTTGGATGCAATACAACGCTGATACGAAAAGAAAACAGACATTCAACGATTCATAAGATCTGCAGATATATCGAGCGTGAAGGTTCCGATTATCGAGTAGGAGAGCGTGGAGGGTGTTGGAGATATTCTTATATGCAGCACAAAGAAAGACCGGATATCAGGGAAGAACGTTTGCAGAATTGCGCCAAGGACTGGTTGGATTATCTGGCTTGGTGTAAAGAACTGAAATATGACCTCACCAATATGTTCTTCTATTTCCCGAAGAATTTCAAAAAAGTTCATGACAGGACAGCTGCGGAATATCAGGCAGTACAAGATAAAAAGGCCGCAGAAAAGAAACGTCGGGAAGAAGAACGGATAAAGCGAGAGGCTGAGGTCATGAAAAAACTTCTGGAGGAAATGCTCAAAGAGAATGCCGGCATAGATAACGCTTTCCTGATAAAAGGAAAAGGATTGATATTGAGAGTGCCAAGAGATGCACAGGAAATCAAGAATGAAGGAGCTGCCCTTCACCATTGTGTTGGAACTTACGTTGATCGAGTGGCCAAAGGGCAGACACACATCTTCTTTGTGCGCAGAGTGGAAGAACCTGATACACCATATTTCACAATGGAATATAACAAAGGTCGAGTGATCCAGTGCAGGGGCAGTCACAACTGCGAGATGCCGTCATCAGTAAAAACTTTTGTAGCTGCATTCGAGAAACTGATGAAAGAACGAGAAGAAAAGATAGAAAGGAAGTGCGGGTAATGGCTAAGCAGATCATAAGGAGCATTCGTAAAGGCTCGGTACAGTGGAATGAAGAAGACAGACTGCAGATGGTTTCAATGCTGGCGAAAGCAGGATATGCGGTTCAGATCGTAAGAAAAGAGATTCCAAGCAGTGAAACTAGAAAGACAACGCAGTATGAATATGTGATCGAATATGGAGAGAAGGTGGAGTAATGAAAGCTATGAAGCCTATTTTCAGAACAAAACAGTATATCAAATACGGATTCGTAAAGATGGAACATGAGTATTGCTGTTGTCCTAAGTGCCGGAACATATTAAATGCAGGTCCGAATTATCAGCCAGAATTTTGCGACAGATGCGGACAGGCACTTGATTTCTCAAATACAGAATGGGAAGAGGATAAACGGATTGGATTTTTAAAGCCGGAAGCAGTATAGAAAGGAGAAACAGGATGGCTAAGAAAAGCTATAAGAGAACGATGGATGAAAATAAAATCCATGAAAAAGCAGTGAAAATGAGAAAGAAGACTGACGAGCAGCTGGTACATTACGTTGAGGATAGAGAAGCTAAAGCCAGAAGTGAAGGATTTAACGAAGGCAAGGCAGTGGCAAAGAATACGGCAAAGGAATTTATTATACTGCTCCAACAGAACAGGATTCCAGGCATCGGAGCAGTAACGATCAATAAGCTGGTGAAAGTGGCAGGTGAGCATGGATACTTATAATCGTTCAATCATAGGGCTTAAAAGCAGATCAAACGGCGAATATTTTGAAAAAATGATTATGGCAGCTTCACGGTTCTATGAGGACCGGGGGATAGCTGTTATAGATAAAACCCCTGAAGCTTTTAAAGTGATTAAGCCGTATAACAGAGACAGAGGCCAGTTCATATGTTGTTTTACACAACAGGCTCAACCGGATTTTAAAGGCGCCCTGATGGACTCTACAATGGTTCTGTTTGATGCGAAACATACAGATAAAGGCCAGATCAGTCGGAATGTTGTGACAGAAGAGCAGGAGGAATGCTTTGAACGTTACATGAAGATGGGGGCCATGTGCTTCTTGGTAATATCCCTCGAATTCGAGGAGTTTTACAGGGTTCCATGGATCGTATTCAGAGACATGAAAAAAATCTACGGACATAAGTATATGAATCGTGAGGAACTGGCACCTTATAGAGTTAAATATAACAACGGAGTTGTGAAATATCTGGACGGGATAACACTCCGGGAAAAGAACGAAGATGAAAGTACAGAAGTATGAGATTTCCAGAACTATTGATAAATTGAAAAGCATTGTGCAGAAGAACGACCAGTTTCCGGCATTAGGAGGCGTTCTGGTAAAGGACGGGTATTTAATCGCATCCAATACAGAAATGACCATGCAGCTCAAATTAGAGGCCTCTAAAGGCAGTTGTTTCATCATTCCTATGAAAGCCTTTGATGTAATTAAAAATCTTCCGGATGGCGAAGTGATTATTGATGCAGACGGCAAAAACATTGTTACAATCAAGACAAAAGCTATAAAGAATAAATACCAGAGCTATCCTCCGGAAGAATTCAGTTTTGATATTACAGAAGATCTGGATGCCCCAGAAGTTGTGATCAATGGCAAGAGGATGATGGAGGCAATTGGACATGTTATCTATGCAGCTGCAGACAGCAGTTCTGCAACACAGATGATGGGTGTGTACTTTGAAGGTGGAGAAAACAAGATTAAGTTGGTCGCACTTGACGGACATGTCGTAGCAGTTGATTCGATACCGACTGACGGTACCGCAGATATGAAGCTGATAGTGCCTAAAACAGTGGCAAAGAAGCTTGTGTCAATGGGAATTATTGATGATGTTGCTGTTACATATACAAAAAATAGAGCGGTATTCAAATCAAAAGAATATACCATTTACACGAGGTTAATAGAGGGTAAGTATTTTGATTACGATAGATTTTTCATGGCGGGAAAGATGAAAACTTATGTTTCCAGACCGGAATTAGTTGCGGCAATGACAAGGGCTAAGATGTGTACGGAAGAAAAGAAACCTGCAGTCTTCGAAATGAACGAAGATCAGTTAAATATTCGCATTGCCGACAGACTTACGGATTATCAGGAAGAGGTGAAGCTTCAGGATCCGCTTCCTGAACCATTGAAAATTGGCTTCGATTCGAAGCTGGTTCTTGAAACACTGAAAGCATTCACTTGTGAAAATATAGCCATGAATTTCTCAGGACCTAAGATGCCGGCAGTTGTTGAAGCGGAAGACAGTGACATGAAAGCTATCGTGCTTCCAGTAATGATAAGAGAGGAATAAAAACTATGATTGAGATCTTGGATATGAAAGATGTAAAAGATGCAACACCAGAAGAACTGGAAGAGCTTCGTCGGAAAGGACTCCTTCCGAAAACCAGATCCAAAAGAATTTCCGGGAAACCACTTACTCCATATGAAAGAACCAGAGCACAGGTGGCTGCTACCGGGAATAGATGGGCGATGGAGAATTTTTACGCCACACATAGCTGAAAGGTGATGCATTATGGCGAATTTATATAATTTGTGCAGAAAGGACGGGACAGTGATGGAATACTCCATCACTGCATCCGACATAGCAAAGCGAATTGGATGCGATCGACAGGATATCTATTCTTCGGCAAGCTATGGGCTCCTGATCAAGAAAGAGTATTATGTAGAAATTACAGACCGTCCGTTGAGCTGGAAGAAAGATATTGATCTGCTGACAGAATATGATAATGTTCGGAAAAAGTTTCTTAGGAGGTGCGGAAAGTGAAAATATATAAAGCAGTGCATGAGAGAGAAAACAAGTGCAAGGAACTTCACAAGGAGATGAATCTGAATGTGGGGCCGACTCGTTTGGTTCAACCGGATTTCTATTTACTGGTTGATGTTGATGATATCCAGAGACAGATGAATGCTTTGGAAAATGAGGTTCACCGTATAAAAAGAGCAGAAGTGAGAAGGAGATGGCGTTATGGAAGAAAAAAATATTAAGATAACAATTAATGTTGAATGCTCGGAAAAATCTAGTGTAAAAAAAGAACAGATTGCTGGATATCTGCTGAGAGCTATTGCGGGAGTAACTGCAAACAATAAATGCCTTATTACAAATTATGTATGTGAAATAAATGAGAAAAATGATGATAAGTTACAGGAGAAATATATTACAGGAAAACCTAAACTTACAAAAGACGAAAAGAGTTTCCTTGACGGACTGGATCCTTCGTGGAGTTACATGCTGAGAAATGGAAAAGGGCAACTATATCTTGCCAGAAAAGATGAGTCTATGTACGGAAGTAACTTCAAATATTTGTATTTAGAGGGCATAACAAATGCAAAGTTTGATTTTGTTGAAGCAGAAGGCGAAAGCTGGTTGATTTCCGATTTAAAAGAATGCGAGGTGGAAGCATGAGCGATGTAATGGAAATTGTTCAGAACGAAGACGGCACATTTAGTGCATACGATGACACTTATGACATTGTAATACACTGTGAAACAGAAGCTGAACAGAAGAAGGCCATTGATCTGATGAATTCTAATAGATGGATTCCAGTTGATGAGAGATTACCAGAACCGGACAAATACATTGCCATATCACTTGATAACTGCGATATTCCGGCAATCGGAAGATATACGGTTGATAATGAAGGTGGAGGCACATTCAGAGTCGGAAACCAGGACGAAAGTTTTCTTGAAATTGGCTTATTTGTCAATGCCTGGATGCCGCTTCCAGAGCGCTATGTGGAGGACAAGATAATGGATGTAACAATTAAGTTCGTGAAAGGCGGTGGAGTTGAATGAAATATCCAGAAGAAATGTATATTGATAGTCAGATATTCGCAGGGGATATGGATGGCTCGGAATCAAATCTGACAGAAAAAATCGTAAAAATAAGGGTTTCTCATTTATGCTGCGTATGTGAAAAACAGGTACCTAAAGGCGAAAGAATGTTGAATCAAAAAGCAATAGTAGAAGGACAAGGTTGGCGCAGTTGCTATATCTGCCTACCATGTGTTGAAAATTGGTTAGAAGAATCAGGACAAGTAGAGGATGGTGGAGTTAATGAGAGAGATTCTTTTCAAGGGAAAGAAAAAAGATAACGATGAATGGATAGAGGGATACCTGTTGGATGGTGGAATGCCGGGAGAAAAGCGAATATTCATAGGGAAATTGGTAATAGGCAAATGGACCGTTACGGCGGATGAATTTGACGAAGTTGATCCGGATACAATATGCGAGTACACAGGATTAACAGATAAGAACGGCAAGAAAATCTGGGAGAATGATATTTTGATGTGTCATAGAAATTCAGAAGACCTTGTAAAAACGGTATTTGGAGAATTTGGTGTAAGAAATATTGAAACCGGGTCCATAGTAGATAAAGTTGTCGGATGGCATTATGAGATTATTCCGACAGATACAATCAGCAGATGTGAACCATTCTGCTATTCAATGCCACTGACCAAAGATTATATCGACAGGTGCGAAATGGAAGTTGTTGGAAACATTTTCGACAATCCAGAATTATTGCAGGAGGAATCAGATGAGTAAATCAGTGTTAGTGATAGATACACCAGAGAATTGCTATGATTGCCCGTTCGGAACTGCATACTGCGGCGAACTTGAATATGTGGGCTATTGTGAATTAGCTGACTGTTTAGATTATGATGTAATTCTGATGACAGAAGAACATTATGATTGTGAAAGCAAATCAAGACCTGATTGGTGTCCATTGAAGCCATTGCCGGAGAAAATGACCGGAGTAGCTTCAACAGATCACTGGGACAGAATAAAAGCAGGTTGGAATGGTTGTATTAATAAGATTACAGGAGGAAATTATGATGATTAATTTAACAGGAAAAATCGTATTTGTAAAGACACAGGAAGAATATTTGAGTGTTCTGAAAATGGCAAAGCTTCAGGGATTCACATGGGCGAGAGAAAACCATTTAAACCCTATCGTAATTCCGTTTCCAAACATATTGAATTTTTACGACAGTAAGATGGTTACTTACAACTATGTTGAAAAGGCAGTGTATGAAGCATCCGAAATCGTCGAAGATGAAGAAAAAATCAAGGATGCAGTAAAACTTGTCAGAACGTTCGCTAAATACCCAGACAGAACAACATTGACGGATACATTCATTGAATCGTTGAAGTTACTTGCAGATACTGTAGAAAGTCAGATGGAAGAGGTGAAGTAGATGGAGAGATTAACGGAAGATTCCGTAACAGGTGAAACATATATAAAACATTGTGCAAGTAGCTGTCCTTATGATGGGGATTTCTGTGGAACGGATGAATGCCCGGTATTAAATGCAGTGTCTGATAAGTTAGGAGAATATGAACGAGCAGAAGAACAGGGCTTGCTTGTGAGATTGCCGTGTAAGGTCGGAGATACGGTATGGGATAACGATTTTGGATATCCAAAATCGTATGAAATAAAAGCATTTTCATATGGATATTGTGATAGTTATGTTGAGCCAGATATAGATATAGAAGATCAAATTATATTTTACTATGAAAATTATAGCGGTTCAATAGCAGGAGCTTTTCCAATGAGCGAAATTGGTAAAACCGTATTTCTTACCCGCGAAGAAGCTGGTATGATGGAAAAAAAAGAGGTGAAATCTGATGTCTTTGGAAAATATAGGAAATGTTCATACTGATTTAATTCCTCTGTCAGTTTTACAGGATGTTGATAAAAGAATTTCTGATTGGCTTGCAACGGGTGGTAAAGAGGATGATCCGTATATACAAAGACAGATAAAGTATTTGAAACAGGTTGAAAAGGCAGCAACCAAAGAAAGGAAATAGAAAAGCAAATGACAGTAAAAATGATTAAAGATGAAGATGGAAATTATGTTCCAGAAGAGTGTTGTAGCTTTTCCAGAAACTTTGAAACGGGAAACATCGAGATAGATTATGTCGATTTACCTTGCGGAGCGGATTGCGATGATCAATGTCAGAATTGTGTAATTCAGCGAATTATGAACGAGTATACAGAACAGGAGAAAGAATTAAAGAAATATCGGGAAATTGGAACGATAGAAGAATGCCAGGTGGCGATGGAAAAATTTATTGAAGAGGCACAATTGCATGAAGCTCTCAGAGTTTTAGACGAAAGGATGTGAAAAATGAAAGAACTTATATTTTATATATGTGGAATCTTTAGTTGCATGATCGTATGGTTCTTGTGGGCTATTATAGCCTCTAAAAAGGCCAAAGAAGCCCCTTTGAAAGAGTATGCAAGGATTCATATTGATATCGAAAAAGCTATCAGAGAGAATGAAGAACAGATAGCGATGACTAAAAAGTATCAGGCGATGGAAGATCAGGTGATTGACCAGATGATTCTTCAGTGGAAGATGGAATATCTGCAGAGCCAGAGAGAATGGCTGTTTACATTACTTGGCGGAAAGATGGAGGATTCGTATGTACAGCAAATGTCAGAAATGTGGAAGGAAACTGACGGATCCGGAGAGCATTGAAAGGGGATATGGTCCGGAATGTTGGAATGGTTTGACTACACATTATTATCCACATCCGGAAGACTGGGAAAAACACAAAATACCTGGTCAAATGACTATAGAAGATTTCTTGGGAGATTTAAAAGATGGAGGAGAAAAGGATATGTCCTGAATGTGGGAAAGAGTATAGTTCTCGCCCGGCATTATCAAGAAAAGACAATAAAACAATGATATGTCCCAAATGTGGGATGATGGAAGCGCTTGATACAGTGCGAAATTTCTACGCTCCGGGAATGACAGATCAACAATGGAAACGGTATAAAGAGGAGTACATGCTTAAATATATAAAGGAGAATTGATATGGATAAAAGTTTATATAATGCAAGCGGATGTAAGGACAGAACAGCGCATGATGCAATCTGCGCAGCGGATAGAACCCGAACATTGGTGTACAGGGCAAGTAGAAGCAAAAAGGATGAGGACGCAGAATTGTTTGTGAAGATGGTAAAGAGACTTGCCAGAGGTTTTGGATTCAAACTCTGTGACAGAATCAAATTCGAGGATCCTGAGACTGGAAAGAAATATGTGTGAGGTGGAGCATGGATACAGAAAAACAATTCGTTGTTATGAGCAAAAAAGATGTTGAAGAAATGATTCAGCAGGCAGCAGTGGCAGGAGCACAGGTTGCGAGCGATACAATGCTGGTGGCTCAGCGCCGGGCTGAAAAAGAAAGAATAGACCGAAGACTTCACAATACAGAATTGCTCCTCAGAAACTACAGGACTCTCAAGGCATCCTGTGAAAATGCTGTATATGAATCGAGGGATTCAAAAAGAGAAGAGGTCACAGAAATACTGGAAGACATTATGGAGATGAAAGACGACAAGGTGATCGTGGAATCTATCAAGGCGTCGGCAAAGAGAACGGCTTTAATGGTACAGCATATTGATAAAATGCTGGACGTATACAGAATTTATTGTAGCAAGCTTTCAGAGAAAGACAAGAGAAGATACAAAGTAATCAAGTTATTGTACATATCAAAGCAGTCAATGAATATTACGGAAATTTCAAAAAAATTTTCCGTTAGTAAAGTCACTATTTACGAGGATCTCAAAATTGCGAAAGAGCGCTTATCTTCGCTGTTTTTCGGGATTGACGGACTGAGATTTTTTTGAAAAATAGAAAATATCGAAAAGCGTTAACTTAACATTGACTTAATAACGAAAATGGTGTATGATAATCGGGTAAAATTTTATCATGAGCCATGAGCCATCAGAGTGAAATCTGGTGGCTTTTTTAATGTAAACCTTTGGACGGGAGGGATATAAATGTAAAGGTAAAATGCTCCTTTAGAAAAATAAAGGAGATCATACATGAATGGAATAATTATGCTGTTTGTCTACGCAGCGATCATGATACTGGCGACAGTGACCATGACTAAAAAAGAGAAAAATGTAGTAAATTTTTGTGTTGGAAGCCGGTCTGAGAACTGGATCCTGTCCGCACTGAGTATTGCGGCGACGTGGATCTGGGCGCCGGCTTTGTTTGTTTCAACAGAAAAAGCATATTCGGCCGGATGGATTGGGCTTTTCTGGTTCTTAGTGCCAAATGCTTTATGCTTGGTGATATTTATTCCTTTTGCAAAGAGAATCCGGAAGGAAATGCCGGAAGGAATGACACTGTCTGGTTACATGAAAGAA